AATAGTTTCCTCATTTAATAAACCTCCATGTGAGATATCCAAAGAGTAATAAGAATGTCCAGGATTGTGATGCTGTGAGGTATGAACTTGCAATGAGTTGTTCAATCATTTCACCCTAACAATCTCTTGACTGTGCTTAACCCCTTTATCAAACTCTAACACATGCCAATTATCAGGGTCATCAAGAGCCTCATCACCTGCTGTATCTATGTTTATATGTGTGGTTCGGCATCTAACTTTGGCCATAATCCACACGGTATGCTCCCATTGAGGGGTATCTTCGTCAAGCATTGGCTACCTCTATCTCTCTTTCTTCATCGATTGCATCTTGTATTACATCTAATAGTATGCAGTATTTTTCTGGGTCATTGAACAGTGGGTGCATTACTGCTCGTGCAAATTCAGCCTGAAGTATAACCATTCTATTTGTCACTAGCACTAGACCATTCAATCTCATCTAATATCTCCCATAGAATAGGTTGCAGAACTAATGCAACGGCATCTAACTTATCCTGTAATTCTTTACTCATTAGATTCCTCCTGATTTTTGGCGAGGTCATTAACTGTTGGCTCATCGTTTACATATAGCCTGCCTGTTGCAAGCAACTCGTCAAAGACATCAAGCATGTCCATTGTTGATAGGGCAAATGCTTCTTTGATTTTGAGTAGTTCTTGTTCTGTTCTCATTTGTTATCTACTCCTTCAGCATATCCCATGAGATATACATTGCTTAGTAGTTCCATTATTCTTTCTTCACTCCATGCATCACTAGTTAAAAACTGTGCTAGTTCTTTTAAGTATTCATTTGTGGTTTGTGTTTTCATTGCTATCTACCTTTCCATCTTGCGTCTAGTTGCAGTGGCATCACTCATGCGCTGAATGATTTGGTTCTGTGTCTTAATGATATAGATGCTATAGCCCATCGTCAACATGCTGGCGGCTAGGGCTATGATAATACCAATCATTGTTCCTGTATCTAGATACATTACATGCCTCTTTTCTTGGCACGAATAGCCAACTTGGCTATGCTATATCCGCCAATAGTTTTGCTGATACCAGTAATTACTTCTCTAGTTTTTACTGTAATCTTTGGATTCTTTTTCCAAGCCTTACCATTTTTTCTTTCGTTGTTACGCATGCTATCTCCGTTCGACTAGTAGTTATCCAATCAACTTACTTTGTGGCCCCCCAATATGAAAAAAAATATGTTGGCAGGGTGAGACCTGAATCCCACCCTGCCAATTGCTATAGGTGCATAACCCTGTGAATCTCATTGTATAGAGATTGAGATGGGGTTATACACTGTTGGCAACCTACAAATCTGTTGACTTGTAAGTGGCAAGCGATACATATTGTGTCCGTTACTGGTAAGCCAAGATAAGCAGTTAACTCATCTTGTTTCATCATGGGGAACACATGCTTGCCTAGATATAACCAACTGGGAAGTCGATTAGTTATATCGTATACACCTTCTAGGTATTCGCCATCACGATTAGTCCATTGATGACTAAATCCATTATCGTTTGGTATATCATTGGTGAGCAATGGTTCAGACTCCTGCTCACCTCTATTAATCTCGTGAAGGTCCAAGGCATGTTCTGCCATAGAACCTTCTAGTTCAAGACTACATTCTACGCAATACTCATCACGAGTATCTAACCAAGTGGCTAGATTCTCGTGAGAGCATGAGAAGGTTTGCGTAGATGATGATAACGCAAAGGAAGACATTGGCCCTTATTGAGCCAATGTAAGGCTTGTTATGACCAAGTTATCAAACCACTCGCCATCTTTTTTGCCAGCACGAGTGGACATGAAGCCAGATACATTAACTACTGAATCTGGGGTGATGTTGCTTCTGATAAAGGCTAGTAGGTCAGCATCAGCCGTTCCTACTAGACGAGAGCAAACAAACACGGACCTGAATGAACCGTCCGCTTGAGATACTGCTTTGTTGTCTTGGATAGCAAGGGTAATTCCACCCTTATTATCAAAAACCTTCTTAACACGAGCACTTTCGAATGAGAAAGAGTTCATGAGTTTATCTCCTATTCTGTAGCAGGATACCTTCCTACTACATCAGCCACACACCATGAGCGTTCTTTGCTCATGGTAGCCTTTCAGCACTGACCAACTCAGCAAAAGATTTATTTTAACTGAGGGCGCCAGGTCCTAACCCTAAGCCCGAAGACTGTTATCCGCTCCGCACCCTTCTGAACTGTATGGATGTATTGTAGTTACAACCTGCGCTGTGTATTGTTTGACCCAGGGTGTTTAATAAGGAGAGTTAAGTAGTATATGTATCTCTGATAAAGATTTTCCCGTACAAAGTACCCCTAATACTAGTACCAGTTTGTCCTATTATGTACTGATTTTTTGGCTAATAAAAAAATACTTTGTTTAAAAGTGTTCGTTTTAGGCTGTTGAACGGATTAAACAGTATAGAGGCTGTTTCTTTTTTTAACAGTAGCAAGTCCTTGGGGGACTTGCGTTACAGAATGTACTTACGGTTTGTTACAGATTGATGCAAACGGGACGGGACTGATGACATTTAACAAAGGCAGTACTAACCCAAAATCTTTGGCTATGGGACAAGCAAAGGCTAAAGTTCTAGCCTTGGTGGCCGAAGGCCACTCAGTTCATAAGGCTATGGAAGTCTGTGGTAAGAAACCAGACACCGTCAGAATATGGATGCTTAGGGATAAAAAGTTTGCAGCAGACCTAACGGAGGCTAAAGCCACCGCAAAGGATGCCTCCCTTGCTTCGCTGGGTATACCCAAGGATGAAATAGATTTCCCAAATTTTTCTGAGATATTCCTAGCACAAAAGGTATTCCCGCATCACCAAGATTGGATTGACTTACTAGAGGATAGACCCCCTTCGTGGTTGCACCCTAGTATGGTTTACGAAAAGTCTGACCCAGCCCGTCTATTGATTAACGTGCCCCCTGAGCACGCTAAGAGCACGGTCATAACCGTAAACTACTCCACATATCGTATCGCCCTCAATCCAAATATCCGCATTATAGTGGTTTCTAAAACGCTTATCAAGGCACGTGAATTCGTGTACGCAATCAAGCAGAGACTCTCACATCCACGCTGGTTAAAGTTGCAAACAACTTTTGGCCCCGAAGGTGGTTGGAAAGAAGACTCAGACACTTGGCGAGTTGATACCGTTTATCTTGGGGGCGATGCACGAAATTCTAGTGAGAAGGACCCTACCATCCAAGCACTTGGTATGGGTGGGCAAATTTACGGAGCACGGGCTGACCTCATCATTCTTGATGACTGCATAACTACGGCCAACGCCCATGAGTGGGAAAAACAAATCAACTGGCTACAAAAGGAAGTTATTACCCGTCTGGGTAAGAACGGTAAGTTACTAATTGTTGGGACACGAATTGCTGCACAAGACTTCTATAAAGAAATCCGAGAGACCAAGCATTGGTCTGGGGGCAAAAGCCCTTTTACTTATATGGGCATGCCTGCTGTTTTACAGTATTCTGAGAAGCCGCAAAACTGGAAAACGCTTTGGCCTAAGTCGGATGTTGCGTGGGATGGGGATTCTGAAGTACCTGACGAAGAAGGACTCTTCCCGAAGTGGGACGGTAAAGCATTAGCAAGAAGACGTAGTGAAGTAACACCATCAACATGGGCTTTGGTATACCAACAAGAAGATGTTTCAGAAGATAATATATTTCCTCCAGCCCTTGTTCAGGGTTGTATCAGAGGTCAACGCAAACGTGGCCTGCTGAAAGCAGGTGCGGTAGGACATCCCTCGCACATTGAGGGGTACACAATAATAGGCTTTGACCCCGCAATGGGCGGGAATGCTGCGTTTGTGGTGACTACATATAACAGATTTGATAGCAAGATATATGTTCTTGATTGTATTAACATGGCAGACCCAACCCCGCAAAAAATTCAAACAGCCATTGAAGAGTTAGTTGAAAAGTATCAACCACAAGAATTACGAGTTGAAATTAACGCTCACCAGAAAGCCTACTCCTTAGATGAAAACTTAAGGCAAGGGTTATCTATTCGTGGTTGTAGATTAGAATCTCACTTTACTGGTAAGAACAAATGGGATAGCAACTTTGGTGTTGCTGGTATGTCTATGTTAATGGGAACCTTACGGGATGGTAAGTTCCAAGATAACAATGTTATTGAGTTTCCTTCTACAGAACACTCTGAAGGTATGAAGGCATTGGTACAACAGTTAATAACTTGGAAACCTAACACTCGTGGTAAGACCGACTGTGTTATGGCTTTATGGTTTACTGTGCTTAGGGCACGGGAGTTTATGCAACAAACAAGCGGTATAAGCAGATATGCAAACAACCGCTGGACAACAAGAGCACAAAAGGAAAGAAGATATACAGTCAATCTAGACGAAGCCTTTGCAGACCAATGGGCTGACAATTACTTATAAAGGAGCAACATGGCAAATCCAATGAAGGCTATCAAGGCTGTTAAAAAAGTTTTTTCTGCAGCACCCTCTAGACCTCGTGGAAAAAAAACTTCCAAAAGTGATAAACTACCAACTACTGGAAAAATTAAGGCTATTGAAAAAGCAAATAGAATTCAAGAAAAACTAGATTATTATACTGGTGGTAATTTTTATGTAAGCACTAATCGAGGACTTCCAAGTATGGGTGGAAAAATTAAGTATGGTGAAAATTTTCAAGGTGGCGGTAAAAATAAAGTTACTGGCCCTAACAAAACTTTTAACAAAAATGTTAGAAAAGCAACTAATACAATGGATGGTAGAAAAGTTACTAAAAAAGATAAAACAAGTAATAGTACTCTTTTTACAGGTCCAAAGAATTCAAAACCAAAATCCAAGATACCAGTAAAAAGACGGGGCAAATAACATGGCAAACCCAATGAAAGTTGTAAAGGCTGCTAAACGTTTAGTAGTTGGTAGTAATAAAGATATTAAAACAAATAAAAAGATTAACAAAAAATTAGAAAAAACTCTAGGTACTAAAACTATTAGCCAAGGAAAAGCAAAGTCAATCGCTAGAGAAAAAAAATATGGAATGGCATCCCATAAGGTAGCAAAACAAAGTGATAGTTTTGTAAATCAATATGCTAAATATGCTAAAAAAAGCGGTTCAACTCTTCAAGGTAATCAAGCACTTGCTGCAAGCGCTGCTTCTAAATCTGTTAGCCCACGTCAAAAAACTGTTCCAGTAAAGAGACGGAGTAAGTAATGGCTAGGTCTAAGAAAATGAACCTTGGTCCTACTAAAAAAGTTAAACCATCTGGCAATGTAAAGTTTATGAAAGATTATATTTTTGACCCAACTAACAAAGCAGATTATGCAACCTATGCAGTAGGTGGACCAGTTGCTCGTGTTGTAGGTGGTATAGTTAAAAAGGGTGCAAAGTTTGTAGGTAAGACTTATAAGAACATAGGTAGATAATGGCCGTTGCTAAAATTGCAAGCATCATTGCTAAGAAGCGTGCTGCTGATATTGCTAAGAAAAAAGTAGCAAAAGTTTCTGATAAAGAAGCACGCAATGTATCAAGGGAAATGAGTCAAAGGGTTGGCGGTAGTAAAGGAATTACCCGTCCTCGTGGTTCTGGAAATCTTCAAACAAGACCATCTAATGTTCCTAGAAATACTACTGTTAAAAAAATTACAAAAGTATCACCAGATGAATCAAGTCGAAGAAAACGTGAGGGTGTACAGAAAAGAAAAGAAAGAGGTTGGTCAAGTTTACAAAATCCTCCTAAAGCAAAATCTACTAAAAGACAACCAATTCTTTTAACTAAAAAAATTCCTACTAGAAATGAAATGCTTGGTGCAAAAAAAGTAGTTAAATATCGTGGACAGAATTTAATACTAAGTCCAGGACAGATTAATAAACTACGTGGAAAAACTTCTTCTCCTAAATCTACTATTTTTGAAAGAGATTATAATCTTAAATCAGGTGAAGGTTTAGATTTTCAGAAAAATTTAGATAAACGATTAATAGCACGTAATAATCAAATTGAAAAAGAAGGTCGTACTGCGTATTTGCGTCAAATGCGAGATAGTATAATAAATCCTAAAAAAGTATTAAATCCAAATAAAATGGAAAAATCATGGGAATCAGATAGAAGGGCTGCTGCTGCAGTTAGAGAAGCAGAACGTTTAAGAAAAATTGCATCTAAAAGAAAATTTAAGAAAAAATAATGTCTAAGACTAAAAAAAGAATAATCAAAAAGGTAGTTAAAAAATTAACTGAAGAAGTTACTAAGCCTAAAGTTAAAAAACCAAAACCAACAGTTAAATCAAAACCAAAAACTGCTGCACATACTAGAAAGATGTATGAAATTCGTGGTGCTGGAGATAAAAGGGAAAGAGAGTTATTGGCAGAAGGTGGCAGGCCATCTCGTGAACGAATAGCAGAGTTAAGAAAAATAGCATTTCCCCATCTATATGAATAAGGGTAGGTAAATAATTGTTAAGTATTGAACAGGTTGCAGCCAGAGTAGAGTCTCTTAAACAACGTTCCTCAGACCGTGATGCTAGAGCACAAGATGTTCTTGCTGTCCGTAAAGGACACATTGCACAGGTATATCCTTCTTTCTTTCCAGAAGGTGTAGATGCTAACGTAGTAGCAAACTTTATTGACATTGTTGCCCGTGACCTATCAGAAGTTATGGCTCCGCTACCAGCAGTTAACTGCTCAGCCGCTAATCAAGTCTCTGACCGTGCTCGTTCTTTTGCTGACAAGCGTACCCGTATTGCTTCTAATTATTTTGCTCATTCAGATTTACAAGTACAGATGTATACAGGTGCAGATTATTACATCACATTCGGTTTCGTCCCATTCATCATTGAATTAGACGAAGAGGCGGGGCTGCCACGTATACGCATAGAAAGTCCAATTGGGGCTTACCCAGAATTTGACCGCTATGGACGTTGCATTGCCTTTGCTAAGAAATACTCAATAACAATTGCTGAGTTAGTAGCACAATTCCCAGAATACGAATATGAACTTTTGGGTAAAGAGGGATATAGACAAGACTTAAATTCAAAGGTTGACTTTGTTCGTTATTACGATAAAGACCAATCATTAATTTATATCCCTACTAGAAACAATTTGATTCTTTTACAAGCGGCTAATCCCCTTGGTAAGATGATGGTTATAGTTGCTAGGCGCCCATCAGTTGATGGTGAGATGCGTGGACAATTTGATGATGTACTAGGTATTCAACTGCTTCGTAATAGGTTCGCATTACTTGCGATGGAAGCAGCAGAGAAATCAGTACAGGCACCAATTGTTGTCCCACAAGATGTTCAAGAAATAGAGTTTGGCGGAGATTCAATCATTCGCACAAACAATCCTGCGGGTGTGCGTAGGGTAGAACTACCTGTACCTGCTGGTGCATTTACTGAACAAACATTATTACAACAAGAGTTAAGAACTGGAACACGTTATCCAGAATCACGTACTGGTAATCTTGATGCAAGTATTATTACTGGCCAAGGTGTTCAGGCTCTTATGGGTGGATTTGATACACAGGTTAAATCTGCTCAGGCTATCTTTGCTTCAGCATTAAAAGATGTTATATCTATTTGTTTTGAAATAGATGAATCATATTTTGATTTTGAGAAAACAGTTCGTGGTGTAGATGCTGGTTCTCCATACAGTATTGATTACAAACCATCTAAAGATATTAAGTCTGATTACTCAGCCGATGTTCGTTACGGTATGCTTGCTGGTCTTAACCCAGCACAGGGACTTGTCTTTATGTTACAAGCATTAGGTGCCAAGATTATATCTAAAGATATGGTTATGCGTGAACTACCATTTGGTATTAACGTAACCCAAGAACAAGAAAAAATTGAAGTTGAAGAAATGCGTAACTCATTACTTGGTGCACTTGGAGCATATACTCAAGCAATACCTCAAATGGCTACACAGGGAATGGACCCATCTGAAATTATTACTAAAATTGCAGATGTAATTAAAGCCCGTCAAAAAGGTATAAGTATTGAAGATGCAATTGAAGAAATATTTAAGCCTAAAGAATTACCTCCTGCTGGTGCCCCACAGGTTGAGCAAGCGTCCCCTGCTCCCGTTGGTCCAGCAGGAGGTCTACCTCCAGAAGCAGAACAAGGTGGTGGATTACAAAGTCTTTTATCTAGTTTAACTTCAAGTGGTAGAGCAAATGCTAGTGCAAGGACAGTAGTAAGAAGATAGTTTAGAAGGGGACAATGACTGCAATAGTTGGAATACAGGGTAAAGGTTGGGCTGTTTTGGCAGCAGACTCTATGACCACGTATACAGATAAACCATATGTAGCCAAGGGCTGTGACAAGATAGTTAAGGTTGGGGAGTATTTAGTTGCAGTAGCAGGTGATGCTATAGCAGGAGATATTCTTAATAACCTATGGCAACCACCTAAAGTAATTAAGACGCAAGACCCAGATAGATTTATGATGATTAGAGTATTACCATCTATAAAACAAACTCTAACTGAAGCAGGTTACGACCCAGCACCTAAGAATAAAAACGATGATGATGCTGGATGGGATGCATTAATTTGTTTTAATGGAAAGTTATATCAAGTTAGTGATGACTATGGATATATGCGAGATGATAGAGGTTTATACGGAATAGGCGCAGGTGGGGGATTAGCCCTTGGCGCTTTAGCAATGATGGAAACAGAAACAAAGACACACGCCAAGGCATCAGGTGCTGCTAAGAAAGCAGTACATGTAGCAATTCAATATAATGTTTGGTGCGGTGGACCAGTTCATGTTAAAACACAATTTACTAAGTAGGAGATATTATGTCAATGATGGAGCAAGGTGGATATAGAAAACCGAATAACCCAGCCCCAGTATCAGGCCCTGGCGCTCTTAGTCAACGCACTGACGGGGGACCATCACAAGGTGCAACATACATTTCAGGATTACCACAAGGAGAAGGACAAGCAACTTACGACCAACAAGTAGCAGCGCCTATGGCTGGTGACCCAATACCACAAAGTAGCCTAGGAGATGTAACACCTTTATTTGCTCCTACTAGTCGTAAAAATGAAGTAATTACTAGTGGTGTAGATATTGGTGATGGACCAGGTTCAATGGCTCTTGGAAAACTTCCAATGCAAGAACCTACAATTAAGGATGTTATTAGAAGTCTTACGCAATATGATGTTTCAGGAGATTCTGAAATGGTCTATCGCATGCTAGACGATGCAGGGTATTAATGCCAGAGATAAAATTAGACCCAGTTATTGCTGAACTTAGTCCTAATATTTACAAGGCAGCAATGGACGCTAACCTTCCTATCAATCAACAAATACAACTAAGCCAGTTAGCCCGTGCTCGTAAAGAGGGAAAAAGACTTTTACAACTTAGTAAAGAAGATGGACGTAAAGAGTTTCTTAATTTTGATACAGAGATTCAAAAAACTATTAATAGTATTTGGTCAGATAAAGAAATTTTTGAACCTGAAGTAAATACTTTTGGTAAAGTAATTCAAGCAGTTGGTAAAGCAGTAGGTAATGCTACTAAATTATATTTTAGCCCAGTAATTGCAGGATTTACTGCTGCAAATAAATACTCCAGAACTCTTAATACACCTTATCCTGCCGAACAACAGGCTGAACAAGGTAGAGGTTCAAGACTTGATAAGAAAATTCTTTCAGATGCATTTGATGGAAAGAACTCTTGGAGATGGGACAAAATCTCTGAGTATGAAACCAAACATGGTAAAGCATTAGTAACTTTAATTCGTGGGCATGCAGAAGGTAGAACCATAGGCGAGTCAATGGACTTGTATGGTGAGACCGATGCAAACATGTTAAATGCAATTATGTTTATGGGTGATGAACCAAAAAAATTTCAAGACTTATTATCTGAAGTAAAGTTATATGCCCAAGTATCTCCAGGTAGAGATAAGGTTGGAAGTTGGCTTAAGGCTGACCCAGAAGTTAATCAAAGTTATTGGGCAACTAAATTACTTAAAAAAATTGGTATTGATTTAACTGATAAAAAAACCCGTGAAGGTGCTGCTAGGTTAACATCTGGTTATTTAGATGGAACATATCAAGTTGCTATTGACCCTTTAACATATACTGGCGTTGGTCCTATAATCAAAGGTACTAAAGCCATTGGTAGAGGTGTTGCTGGTGTTGGGGAAGCAATTGGTCGCTTTGGTGGAATTAAAAGTCGTGGTGAAAAACTTGCTGACCAACTTCAATTTCTTGCCGAACGTGGAAATGTTGATGGTGGTATAGATTTTGTTTTTAAACAAGCCGATGTTATTAAATTATGGGACGAGCAACTAGGTAAAACAGTAAAACGATATGCAGAAGCAGAAGGTCCTGTAGCCAAAAATATGGTATACGAACAGATGCGTTCTGATTTTCCAGATTGGGCTAATCTTTCAGTTGTTAAAGACTTAGCAAAAAGTAAAGTATTTAATGCAGCAGAAGCACGTAAGTTTTTTATTGAACCAGAAAACTTTAATTTAATATTAGGCGGCAGAGTAGATGGTGTAAGTTATCGCAGAAATGGAATTTCTGTAGCAAAAAACTATCGAACTCTTACCTCTGCATCTCATAAAGTTATTGATTCAATATTTAATCCTACTGCTAGAAATGCAGATGTAGCCTCTTATATTGATAAGGGTGAAAAAGAATTAGCAACTGTATTGGATGTATTAAAAAAGGTTGCTGACGATGGAGAAAATTTAGTTAATCCAGCCGTAAAAGATATTATTGATTTAACTACAGATATTTCTAAGACACGTAAAAAATTATATAAATTAGGAACAGCCTTTGGACGTTCTCCTAATCGTATTATCTATGGTGAAGATGCAATTAAAACTATTGAAGAGGTTAAAAACCTAGCAAAAATAGTTATGCCTAAAAATACAGCAGGTGCCTTTGCTGAGGTATTTTTAGATGAAGCACCAGAAATACAACTTACAATGATTCGTAACTTGTATGCAGCCGTTATGGTTAAGGCTGGTTTACCTGGTTCAGTAAATGGTGATAAGGTTATGAATGAAATTCTTTCTGCTACCTTTAATGAAACTGGTATGTTTTCAACTATTAAGTCTGAGGTACCACTTGATTTAGTAGATGTGTTTCATCCAGCATCAGTTACTCGTGAAGGCGAAACATTCCTTCAAGCATCTAAGGGAATAGTTCAACCATCTCAGGTTGCCAGAAGTATTGCTCCACTACCATTTGATTTAATATATCAAGAGGCAGTAACTTCACGTTGGTCAGAACAAAAAAATGTAATTAACTTATTTGGTGGCGCTACTAGAAATAAATTCTCTAAATTTGTTACTGACTTTTGGTCAAATCATACTTTATTCCCACGTCTAGGGTCACGAAGTAGCGTAGATGAACTTACTTTTGCTGGACTTACAGCACCTAGAAGAGATTTAATTAAATTTGTATTTGGCGGACGTGCAGGTCGTTCAGCACTTGAGTCTGCTACTGGCTCTAAAACAACTCAAGGTCTATTAAAGCGTGGTCTTATCTATGGGGGCACAACAAAAAGAATTAAAGGAAAAGAAATAACTATTCCTGGAACAATTTTTTCAGAATTAGACCGAACTAAAAAATTAAGTAACCAAGATAGATTAGATATTTTAGAAACAGCCCGTGTTAAAATGTCCAAAAAATATGGATATGAAATTGCATTGGCAGATGTAGCGCATGAGGCTATTAGAGAAGAAACTTTATTAAGAGTAGCATATCTTTATCAAGATAAAATGAATCCTAGTACTTGGAATACCCTTACTAGAATTATGAAATACAGTCCTAAAGTTCTTGACTCTATGGCTGATTCAGTCGCTGCTCGAAGTATGATGACTGGTAAGATTGATATTGAATATTTAGATTCTGTTTTTATAAATAGTAATGCAACTAAAGCATTTAAAGAAGCAGGTCTTGCTCTAGGCAAAAAGTATCGTGATATAGATATTAATAAAATGACAACAAAGCAAATTGCTCTTGCTCATTTTGATAACTGGGGTATTCGTTTTTCTTATAATAGTGAAAAAATTGCAGACGGAGCAGTAGTAAATCCAGTAGGTGCATTTTTTAGAAATAACGCACTTGAAACTCGCATGGATTTTATTCTTGCCCGTAATAGTGTATTAAAAGATGTAGGAGTTGATAGACTTCCTGGTGGATTTGAAGACGATTATATTATTGCTAATGAAACAAAGTTAAAAGGATTCCTTTCTTTGTTTAGTACAACTGTTGCATATCGTCAATCTGGTATTCCAGATGTACAGATTGCCCGTATCCACGCAGAAACTATGCTTATGGATATGAGAAATACTTTTCATGGTGGTCCAACTAATTATAATAAAAAATTATTTGATGCAATTAAAGCAGCCAAATTAAAAATTGAAACAAATGCAAAGGGTAGTAAAAAAGTAATCCGTGACCCATGGAGTAAAGCATCTGCCGAAATTGAATTTCAACAATTTGAAGATTTAACTCAAGGATATCAGCCAAGATTAAATATACAAACACGTTTATATAACCTTGGTCCTGAAAAGGATATGAAAATTTTTGCAGAAGGAGAAGGGTTTGGTTACCTTTACTCTAAATGGCAAAATTGGACCATGGAAACAATGGACGCTGTGGTAACTGGTTTCTTCCGTCAACCATTGTTGCTTATTAAAACTGAAAAAGCACTTAATGATTTAGCACCTTTTGAAAAACTGGCTATTGAAAAATCTAAAAAGATTATGCTTGAAGAAAACCCAACACTTAGTCCAGGAATTGCAAAAATTAGGGCAACAGAACATGTTGAAAGTCAATATACAAACTTAGCCCTAAGTCGGGCTTCAGATGAATTAATTGAATTTGTAGATAATCCATCTATTCGTTCTAACTTTGCAGTATCTGTTCGTTCAGTAGGTAGATTTTATCGTGCAACTGAAGATTTTTACAGACGTGTTTTTAGAGTTTATACAAAAACTCCACTTCGTGCTTTATATCGTACACGATTATTATATACAGGTCTTGAAGCGTCTGGTGATGTTTATGAAGATGAAAAGGGAGATAAGTTTATTGTCTTCCCAACTGATTCTGTAATCAATGGTGCAATAGAACCAGTATTACGTACACTTACAGGTAACTCAACATTACAAGTTCCATCATTTAATGAATTTACACTTAAGTTACGTTTAATAAATCCATCTTTCTCACCTGATGCTGGACAACCAGCACTGGCTGGACCAATAAGTGCTTTATCTATTGTAACTGCTAGAGCAATTTTAAGAGAGTTGCCATTTGGACAACCTCTTGCTACTGACTTTGCGGAAACTGTTGATACTTTAGCACTTGGTCAGTTCGGTGATAGGATGACATTTAAGAGTGCCATTATGCCTATGTTGGCTGGTAATATTTTATCTACTGTTTCTTCAATTGAATCAGATAGACAAAAAAGTACAGCATTATTACAGGCTATTGCTTACAGCCAAGCCTTTGGTAATGGGCTATCAGCAGATGCAACAACTGAAGAACGTGCAAAGTATTTATCAAACTTAAAACTTAGCACACATAGTATTATTATTGCACGTAACATGCTTGGCTTAATAAGCCCAGGACAACCTACCTTACGTGACTCTAAAAATTTACCAGACTTTCTTAAGAAAACTGGTGTTACTAGTTGGAAAGCATCCTTCTGGGAAGTATACAACGGTTTATTACGTAATGCCGATGAAGATACTGCGGATATATTTGACTTAGCAGTTGCTACTTGGACTGGTCAAAATCCAGGAAAGTTAGCATATCTAGTACCACGTAATACTAAAGAGTTTAGAGTTCTTATTAATACAACTCAAGAGGTTAAAGACTGGTCAGTTAGAAATAAAAAGTTTATTGATACCTATGAAGAAGTAGGTTATCTATTCGCACCAAAAACTGGTGAGTATAACCCAGATATATATGCTTGGATGGAATCAGAAGGTCTAGTAGATATACCAGACTTTAAAAAATATTTAGATAGTGTATCAGTAGCCGAAGATAAACAAATATATTTTGCTATTGAAGATAGACTTAATGAAGCACTAAAGAAAGAACCTGGCTATATAACCAGACGTCAATTAATTGACAAGGCTGCACAGGAACGTACCGCTCTTTTAGTATCTAATCCATATCTTGATGCTGAGATTAGTGGAAAAGGAACTAATCGTGGAGATTTAAAGAAAATGTTTAAAGCCTTATCTGAAGCAGTAGCCGAACCTAAATCTCCTATTGACTTACAAACAAGGTCAGCCATGAACCTTGCTATTAAGAATGTATCAGAGTTTGTTACCCTTGCAGAGGACCCAGCAATGGGTATGCGTTGGGATTTTAGTAGTATGAAGTCAAGTAAGAAAGAACAAGTTGTTAATATATTAACAGAACTTGGTAAAACAAATCCAATAGTAAAAGAAGCAAATAGAATTATATTTACTGGGTTGCTTAATTTTTATTCTAGAGAATCACTTATAGCAGGAATTGAGGATAGATAATATGGTAGATAGACGTGAATCATATCAAACAGGTGCTACTCTACCAACTAATAAGAGTGATTTACTAAAAAGATTTAGTGATACTGCACTACCAGGTGATAGATTAGTACTTGAAGAAGACCAGTTTGGTAAACGTATTATTACCCAGGCAACTGGAAAAGGATTAGCATATCAACGATTTTTATATGTAACTCCAGATGGTAAAAACTTTTCTGTTGTTGACCGAAATCAAGTAGTTGCGGCAATTAAAAAAGAGTACAAAGATATAGAGTTATTACGTACTTCTTTATATCGCAAAGGAAAATTAACCGAAAAAGATTATGTAACTAAATCAGACTCTGGTCTTACTGAGGCTATTATAGAAGCAGCCAATGAACAGAGCAAACAAATAGTAGATACACTTGGTGCATCTGGTAGTCTTGAAGGCGGTTTTACTAGCATAACTAACTGGCTTAATGCTAGACCTGATTATGCAGGTGGTGGCGGACCTACAGACCGTGCACAGGAGATAACTAGAGTAGACGCTAAACAAATGATTGATGCGTTTACTGTAGAGATGCTTGGACGTGAGGCTACTACTGCAGAGCAAAAAGATTTCTTTGATAGAGTAAGTAAAGAAATGAAGAATGCTGTTGTCAAAAAGAAAACTGTTGGGGGTAAAGTAATTGAGTCTGGCTCTTTACTAGACCAAGAAGATTATGCACGTATTATGGCAGATACTATTAAGCCAGCAATTCGTGGTACTTCATTAGAGGCTATTGCCTCTGGCAATGGTGCTGTAGCAAGAAGTATATCTTCATTAAAAAGTTATGCCTCTAGTTATGGTATTAAGTTAAGTACTCAAGAAGCCCTTGATGAGGTAATTGGTGGATTAAGACCAGGTGGTAGTTTAACTACTGGTAAGTTAGAAGAGCAACAACAAAAGATTAGAAATATGGCTAAAAGTTTTTATACTAATCTAGGGGATTCTATTGATAATGGTATTAGTATAAAGAATTTGGCTAGTCAATTTGGAAATCTAAAGTCTCAAGTTTTAGAAGTACCATCAGAATCCTTAGATGCATTTGATAAAGATATTCAAGTAGCATTAAGAAACAATGGAAAACCTGGAGTTATGTCTACTACAGAGTTTGAAGTACTACTTCGCAATAAACCAGAATGGGGAAAGACTAAGAATGCTAGAGATGAAGCAGCGGGATATGCCAACGATATTCTTAAGATGTTTGGGGTGGTAGGTTAATGGCTGACGAACGCGACAAAATTAGAGCAAGAATGGGTTTACCCCCAGTACCTTCAACACCTGCGTATAACTATAATCCATTACCACAATCATCTCCATCAACAGTTACTGGTACATCCGCAAATATGTATGGTGCACCAACTGAAACAGTGGTGATTGATGGAAAGTCATATACTGGTGTAAATCCAACTAAGGGAAAACCACCTGCTGCTACTGTTGTTGGCATGGTTTCTCCTTCATCAGGTTTAACTATTACTGGTACTGAACGTAATTTTGCTAAAGAAAAAGAAGCATTAGATATTGGTTATACTAAAGAATATATTGCTTCTCGTGGTGGTATCAATGCACAAGGATATTTTAATGATACGCCTATATCTGGACAACTAACTGCAGAAGAACAAAGGCAAGTAAGAAAACCAGATGGTACAACTGATACCCAAGCAATGGCGAACATTTTACAAAAAAAACAAATTGCTGATTTAATTGCTAGTGGTATGTCAGTTGCAGATGCAACCAAAAGAGTGTCTAGTGAATACGGTCAATTTGGAGTTCCAGTTCCTGGTAGTTCTGATATGGCAGGAAATGACCCTACAGGTGCTGCGGGTGCCGCAGGTGCTGCGGGTGCTTCTAACATAAGTAAAGAAACTCGTGATGCATTTGCTTTACTTGATTCTACATTTGCACTATATGACTTAAGTGATTTAGCACCAGTTATTGCTGGTTACATGCGTCAAGGATTAACCTCTAATGAGGCTATAATTGAACTACGTAAAAACAAAACATATCAAACACGTTTTGCTGGTAATACCACAAGAACAGCCGCTGGTCTTAATGCTTTAACTGAAGGAGAATATCTAGCCCTTGAGGATAGTTATTCAGAAACACTTCGTGCATATGGACAACAAAATTTATTAGGTACAGATAGAAAAACAAGACAAGCCGCAATGGCTAACGTTATTGGTGGAGATATATCTGCTGTTGAATTTAAAGATAGAGTATCTACCGTAGTTACTCGTGTTGAAAATGCAGACCCATTAGTTAAATCTACTCTTCGTGATTTTTATAAGATTACAGATACAGAATTAGTTAGTTATTTTTTAAATCCCAAAGAAAACCTACCTAAATTACAGGAGAAGGTTACTGCAGCAGAGATTGGTAGCGCAGCCCTTGCACAGGGTGGGCTTACAACTGATATGACTAGCGCAGAATCATTGGCTAAGTTTGGTGTAGACCTAGCAACAGCACGTAAAGGATACTCTACTATCTCAGAGGTACTTCCCACTGCTACAAAGTTATCGCAAATTTATAAAGAAGATAAGGTTGATTACAACCAACAAGTTGCAGAACAAGAAGTATTTAAAGGACTTGCATCTGCTCAACGTAAACGTACACAATTAGCAGAAAAAGAAATAGCATCATTTAAAGGTTCAGCAGGCTTAGGTGCTGCTGGTTTGAGTACTCAAATGCTAAGAAAATCATCTAGCGCAGGTCAGTTCTAAATAGATTCCCCACACGGATAGACCAGCCCCGTGGGGTGTATAAGTCTGGTAGCAAGAGCCAACCAATTTCCCCGAATTGACTTGTGGCTTGCGACTAATCAACGAATAGAAGGGTGGGTTGCTATGAGCAACAACTACTGGGATGAAGAAGACGAAGACCAAGATAACGATGCAAATCTGCAAGGCGATGACTTAGTTAAAAGACTAAGAAAAGCCAAACGTGCAGATGAGAAACGTATCAAGGAACTGACTGAGCAACTTGAGGGATTGTCCAAGGTGCAGCGTGAGAGAGTCGTCAAAGAGGTCCTAGAAAAGAAGGGCGTTAATCTAAAGGCACAACGCTTGATTATGAAAGACTTAG